CAATCAAATTAAACACTACAGTATCTGTATCTCGAATTGCGGCATTGGAATCAATGGTTGATTTAAATGCTGCAACAATCTGTGCTCTCTGTGCCATACGGCCAAATACACCGGAACCGTCTTCAGCTACATTATGTTGACTTACCCAACGATCAATATTGTAAATTGCAGTTGATTCGCCGCCGCCATGTGGGTAACGTTGATTTACTCCGTTATTGGCATAGATGTCAATATATCCAGAAACGTATTTCTTAACATTAAATCCGCTACGACGAGTATTGAACAAACGCATACCTTTTGGATATATAGCAGGATCAGGTGCATCGGGATCTAGATAGTTATATGTTAACAATTTTTGTACACTATCTGGTTCAACGTCCTCACCTGCACCGCTCCAACGAGCATCGGCAAACAACCAACCGTTCGGTGTTGATTGATCAGTGACATCTTGTTTAACCCATCCAGCAGTGGTACTATAAACATAAATGTCTTTACCATACATTTCCATATCTGCTGTAGAAATCCAAATGTCGCCGTCGACTAGAGCCGAACCGTCGCTTTGACCAGTATCTTTATCAGGCTCAGTAGCTGATACAATAGGACCTGCTGGACTTGTATTAGGGAAAGCCGTAGCATCATGGTATCCGACCCATGTTGTACCATTGTGATACATGATATCAACTTCGTCATGAACTGAACTATACCACAACTTTCCATCAGCCGGAGTAGTGTACGGTGCAGATTTCTTTGCCTCGTATACTAGTGGTTTCCAGTTTGAAGCAATATATGTGTACCCGTCTGCAGTTGGAGCAGCATATACATTTGCGGTTGCTGTACTGATTCCAGAGAATGCAATTGGAGTACCAGCACCGTCAATAATTTCAAAATCGCCACCTAATCGATGAGTAAAAGTTAACCTGTTAGTTGCTGCATCAAAACTTGCCGAAACATTAGTTAGACCCAATGCTGCAACTTTTGCTGGGATAAGAGATGCAATTAATACAGTATTATCCGAAGGAGTAAAATTACCGGTATTATGTACAGGGCCCCAATCACCGGATCCTGCTAGTGTTTCTCTAATTGAAAAACTAGAAGTTAAAGTTGCAAGACGAGTAGCAACAGAACCTAAAACAGTAGTGGCTCCTGAATTTGCACGTCTCCAGATTTTAAAATCTACAGGTTGCACAGCATCTGAAAAATTATCAACATTAGTTTCAACAAATATTGATCCCACTGCAATATTCTTTCCACCTGTAGAATCTAATGCATTAGTAGCTTCTGGTAAGGTTCCGTACAATGGTGCAGACACTGTATCCCATCCTTGTGACACGCCATTATATCGCTTTACTTTCCAGTTTGCTCCATTAGTTGGAGTAGTTGTAGTAATCCATACACTCTTATCTGCATTAAAATTTGGATATTGATAATGCGGGCTAACTTGTACTATTCTGCCCTGACCATTTATTACTGGAGACCATTGGCTTCCTGTTTTGATAAACAATGCATTATAGTTATTTTTAGTAACAACCATGCAATAATCACCAGGTTGACCTACTGTGTTGATAGGATAACCAGCGTTAATGTATACAGATGAATCATCATCTAATACGATAGGGGTTATAACTTTAAATGTTTTAGTAGTATTGTTCCACTCTTTAATACCAAATATGCTAGATGCAGTATCAACCCAATAAGTTCCGTTCCTTGGCTTACCTTCAGGTACGCTGCTGGTCGGTACTAGTTGAGAAGTATCTATATCAGCACGGACAACATATGCTCTGCTGCTAACACCCAACAAACTATATGCGGCTTGTAGACCATATTCGTTTAATTCGTCACCGTGTAATGGATTGCCACTTGCATCAGTGTAGAAGTGCGGTGTACCAAATGTATCAGCAAGATCGCGTTGGCCGGTCATTAACCAGATCTTGCCAGCATTAGCTGCGGTTGTACCCAATGCAGTAGTACCGCTTGGGTTAGTTTTATCTTGTGCAGAAGCCACAAATATCATTGGCACCGTGCCTGGTGCAGACGGAGTGTAGAAACTCTCGTCGATTACTTGTACTTGTACGCCTGGTGAATTCAATGTTGCCATATATACTATCTCCTAATTGGATTGCTTTGAGTTATTTAGCCAGTAGTTAAAAAAACAAGGGGTTAAATACAACTGAAAAGGGCAAGAAAAAGGGCGCAAATGAGAAATCTCTGCAAAGAATGTGGTCAACGTCCAGTTGCAATTAATTATTATAAAGAAGGGAAACCATTCTATAGGTCAAAGTGCGACCATTGTGCCAGTCAGCGTAAAGAAGGTGTACCATTATGGCACAAGGCAGGATATAAGAAAAAAACCACATGTGATAAATGCGGGTTTACTTCAAAATATCTAGAGCAGTTTAATGTATATTATGTAGATGGTAATCCCATCAATTGCCGATATACAAATTTAAAAACAGTATGCGCCAACTGTCAGCGCATACTTCATCAACTCAAGCTACCTTGGAGACAGGGAGATCTTCGACCAGATTTTTAAGTTGATTGAATAGTTCGTCAACTGTGGAATCATTAGATACTGTGGCATCAATTTTGCCACCAACCCAGGAATATTCACTTGCGTGTATCTTCATCCTGTCCAATTTTGATTTACTAAGGGCCCATTCAGTATTGCCATTTGGACCACGATTAAATGCCAATGCATATTCAAACCATTTAGGATCATCGCCGCGTTTTACACGGATAACTTGACCGCCTGCATTGTGAATTGCCCTAATCTCATTAGGGAATCGAACATCACTAATAACAATATTATCATTAGTTTTTCGAATTTTATTTTCTAAACTAGCAATCCAAATATCGTTATGGAATGCAACACGACATACGTCCGTTCCCCAATGTTGTAGAATCCATCGTGGAGTGAGAGTGGGCATATCTAATCTTTCTGCCCACCAAGGATCCACCTGTTCTCGCCACTCACGGGCTTCTTTGGTACGACCCTCTAGCAGTGTTCGATCCCATCCAAACACATGTGAAACTGCGTCTTTGAGTGTACTGGCAAAACTATCTCGTCTAAATCCGTGTGTATTAACCAAATAATCTGCGGCAGTGTCTTTGCCTGCGCCAATTAAACCTACAAAACCTATAATCATAGCATCCCCAACTGATATTATAATTTATTACATTTAGACTACAATGTCAATATTTTTATTAACCGATAATGAAAGTAAGTGGCGTGCCGCCATCTTTGTAGTTAACTAGATCTAACTCTAATGTTTCTATCTCTGCTTTGCCTTCTGCTTTAAGTGCAGCACCATTTAGACTTGTTCCTCCAGTTGGGCTTGCAATTTGACTAAATTTTTCACGAGCTTCGCCCAACATGATTTTACATGTGGCTAGACTGTAATCTTTAAGCCATTGTCCGGCAAATTGATCTTGCATCAAATTAAAATCTGGACGATAGTTATATAACCATAGCATTACTTCTTCCTCAGCACGAGGACGCTGCATGATAGTTAATTTTTTAGTAGTTTTATTAAATGAAAAATTAATCTCACTGCCAAACATTTTACCTACTAACTTTTGATAACTAGCAAATGCATAATATGTGGCTAATCCACCCATGTTAGATGATGTCAATAAGTAGGTATTAGAATATGCTAGATTAAACGGTTCGTATAAAGATCCACCCTGACCGCCACCTGTTCTGCTACCGATACTGCGTCTAAAAATTTGACGAACATTGGTTACTTCTGTGGGCAATATATATTCATTTTGATCAGATTCTAATGTTAGAAACCCAAAACTTTCTTCAACGGCGTTTGAACTTCGTTGACGATATTTGGCCACAGCGCGATCTATTGCGGTATTATAATGAACAGGATCTAGTTCAACATCGATCATTCCTGATCCAAGCATTGCTTGCACATATTGCACTATTTGTTGGCGTTGATTTTCGTTTTCGGTCATACTGATATTTATCCTTTTAAGGGGGCTAAATATAAGACTATGCCAAGACTAAGTATGTATCGCCCGGAAAAGGGCAATGATTTTAAATTTTTAGATCGTGCAATTAACGAACAATTTCAGGTTGGCGGTACAGATGTGTTAATACACAAATATTTGGGACCAGTAGATCCCGAAGCAGGCACCGCTAGTCCCAGTGTTCCTAATAATTCTAATCCTATTCCTGAGTTAGGAATACAAGATTTGTTACTAATGGAAAATAGAGATCGACATTATGCTCCAGATGTATATACTATTCGCGGAATTTATACTTTGCAAGATCTCGATTTTAATCTAAGTCAGTTTGGATTATTTCTAAACAATGACAATATAATGATTAACTTTCATCTTCGAGGTACGGTTGATTCTTTAGGTAGAAAAATCATGGCAGGTGATGTTATCGAATTACCCCATCAGAAAGATGAATATGCACTAGACGATAGCCTAGTAGCATTAAAAAGATTTTACGTTGTATCAGAAGTTACTCGTCCTGCTAGCGGATATAGTCAAACATGGTATCCTCATCTGGTAAGAGCAAAATGTCAACCGTTAATCGATAGTCAAGAATTTAAAGAAATATTAGATCAAGATTCCGGAGCTGATGACGGTAGCACCTTGCGCGATCTAATATCAACATATCAGAAAAATATCGAAATTAATAATCAAATAGTAGCACAGGCCGAGGCCAATGTTGGTAGAAGTGGATATAATACCGAACACATGTATGTTGTTCCTAGGCTCACAAAAGAAAAAATTGATATATCGGATGTATCTAACACTGACTACGATATTAGTATAGACAGTACTGAATTAGATGCTAGTATGGTATTTAATTCACCCACACATAATTATTATGTAGGATACTTAACTGGCGACGGCTTACCACCCAATGGTGCATATTATAGTCAAGGTATTACATTTCCAGGCAATGCAACCAATGGACAGTTTCATTTACGTACTGATTATATGCCTAACCGATTGTTTAGATATGATGGCAGGCATTGGATTAAATTTGAAGATAATGTAAGAATGACCGTAAGTACAAAAGGTGGTACCCAAACTACTGATCCTAATAAGATTAAGAAGACACAATTATCTGGATTTATCAACAATACAAATACTGCTACTATTGCTGGAGAAGTTGTAGTAGAACGTCAAGCATTGAGTAAAGCATTACGACCACGGGCGGACAATTAATATGGATTATTTCTTTGACAATCAAGTAGAAAGATACTTGGTACAATTTATTAATGTGATGAGTAATATTGCATATAAAGATGCTAAAGGAAATCTTACGCAAATACCTACTCGATATGGCGATATGACTCGACAAGTTGGTCAGCTGTTAAGGAAGAATAGTGAAAATACTATTCCAAGTGCGCCATTTATTTCGTGTTATATTAAGGATATGCAGTATGACCGACCCAGGATGCAAGACCCCACATTTGTTAGCAAAATCCATATAAAAGAGAGGGCTTTTGACGAAAATAACCAGGAATATTTGAACATTCAAGGCAGTAATTACACCGTAGAAAGAATCATGCCCGTTCCATATATAGCGACCTTCGCTGCTGATATTTGGACTACAAATACTCGTCAAAAATTTCAAATTTGGGAACAGCTAGTGGTTCTTTTCAATCCAAGTTTAGAGTTACAGACTACTGATAATTATATTGATTGGACATCATTAAGTTTATTAGAATTAACTAATCAAACGTGGAGTTCTAGAACAATTCCTCAAGGTGTTGCTGATGACATTGACATAATGAATCTTACATTTACTGCACCTATATGGATTACACCACCTGCTAAAGTCAAGAAACTAGGTATTATCACTAAGATTATATCTAATGTATTTGCAGTAGGAGCAAAAGGTACCATCGGAGCTTCGTACGATAAAGATGGTGCCGCTGATTTGTTTGGTGACATTTCGCCAGATACCACTATTACTATCACTCCTGGTAATTATGATTTATTGGTATTAAACAATACAGCTCGATTAATTAAATCAAGCGGTGCAGGTGAAGATATTTCGTCTCCTAACAATTCAGTTTCATGGTTGTCAATTTTAGATTTATATCCGGGAAAATTTCGAGCAGGGCTAAGTCAACTAAGATTTATGCAACCAAATGATAACGAAGTAGTTGCTTATATCAGTTTAGATCCCAGCGACGACCTTGGTATGATGTTAACTATAGATACTGATACAGTTCCAAGCAATACAAATATTGCAGGACGTGGCACAGTTGATGCTGTGATAAATCCCGAAACATTTAATCCAAATAATCCTGCTAGTAACACACGTTATCTAATATTAGAAAACATTCATAGTACAACTGAAGATGGTCCTATAGCTTGGCAACAAAGTAATGGTACTGGATTTAGTGCCAATGCTAATGATATTATAGAATGGGATGGCAGTCAGTGGACTGTGGTATTCAATTCAGCGGCACAGCATGGGGTAGTATACATAACTAATGCATATACAGGAACGCAATACAAGTGGGATCAAGGCGCATGGAGCAAGACCTACGAAGGCGTGTACGATGCAAATTTATGGCGACTAGTACTTTAAATCAAATTGTTTGCAGTGGTGGATTATTTTTAGCTCGAGACACTAAACGATTTCTACTGTTGTCAAGAACAGAACCCAAAACATCAGGTACATGGGGATTTGTCGGTGGGAAAAAAGAACCAGGAGATGTTACTCCGTTCGATGCACTAACTCGAGAAATACATGAAGAAGTGGGAAAAACTCCCACAATCAAAAAAGTAATTCCCTTAGAATTATTCACTAGTGATGATCAAAATTTTCAATATAATACTTACGTACTAGTAATTGATCGAGAATTTATTCCTGTGTTAAATGATGAACATGCCGGATATGCGTGGACTAGTTATAATCAATGGCCGGCACCATTGCATCGAGGTGTAAAGAACTCATTTAATAATAAGATTATTCAAGCAAAACTTGAACTACTTATAGAATTACTTTAATAGGTCAGGACCAAATGCCCAAGTGCCAAGATGGCGCATTTCTTGACTCAGCACAGTATCAATTTTAATTGAACGTCCAGTTGCTGCAATCTTTTGACAAAGTACCATATCTTCGCCTAAGAAATCGTTTGATTGCGGACTCCACTGAAAATCGAACCACGGTTTAGGTAATTCTGTAAAAATTTCAGATTTCATCAATACACAGCCCATACCTACTCCTTCAACAGGAACTAGGTCGTCATACACATTAAAATCTAAAGGATTTTCCCAGTCACCAATGGTTTCATATGCAACCCCCTTAACTGGTAATTGTCGACGAAGATAATTAGCTGCTACTACATCTTCATTATGCGCCATTAATCTTACCGCAGTAGTTGCAGGGAATACCATGTCACTATCTAACCAAAGGATAAACTCTGCATCTGACTCAAGAGCCATGGTTGCAAGACGTTCTCGTTGTGTAAGCAGGATTGTACTAGCATCCATAAACACATGAGTATCTATGTTATTCATTGTGTTGAATTTAACCAACTCAATTAGACTCATTGCGTGAGCAGAATGTAGCGTATCTCTACATGGAATACAGACTGCTAGTTTACCTTTTTTAGTTGACCATTTACTTGTTGAAAATACTGATTTCTGTTTCATGCGCCTGCAACATCTTTACTAAGTGTTTCACCTTTGATTACCAATCCTTGAATAGCATTCAGTAAATCTTGGGTGCGTTTAGCACATAGTATAAAGTCATTGGGGCTGAGTTTGCAAGCGGTATTCATAGTATCAAAACTTATTTTTCCACCAGTTATTACTTCAATGGCACTGATTTTTGCCAAATCTTCAATAAATGCATCTCGAGCATCTTCTTCGGATCTGTTAATTAAATCAGCAATATCAGTGTCTTCAATATCATCTAATAGTTCTACCAAATGATCTAATTCTTGCTGCATATCTGCTGAACGTTTTTTAACAGCTTGCAGCTCTTGTATTCTTGACAAAAAATTTGCCAAAGTAGTAGGATTAGACAATCTGTCGTGCCAAGTAATTGTATCTAATTCCCATTTGCTAGGACTAAGGGTGATGCTAGATAATACATCTTTAATTTGTGTTGTTTTCATATTAAGAATAAGGAGTTGTTTTGCCGCCAAAGGTTGCTGAGAATTTAATTTGTGTGCCCACAGCTTGTCCAATTCCGTATGTTGCGTTATTGCCCAATACGGCGCTTAGTTTAATATTTTGTCCACCAGCAGGCGCATTCCCAGTCGCACCCGGAGTGTTGTTGGTATATGCTCTATTAACCTGACCAAATGATATTGCGCTGCCTGTTGCTGGTAATACTGCCATAATTTCCCTCTGTTGGCGTTTTATTTATTGAGCAGTTCTGCCAGGGTGGCTTGAATCTGATCTATTTGTTTTTGCTGTGCTTTTATCGCTTCAATTAGCAAAGGAACTATTTTTTCGTATTTAACTGCTTTGAAACCGTTATCTCTGGTTGCTACAATTTCTGGTAAAATTGCTTCAACTTCTTGTGCTATAACTCCTATATCATGTTTACGAACAAAATATCCATCTTCGCCGCCGCGACTAGTTATGTGTTCGTCTGTCCAATCAAAGTACACTCCTCGAATCTGATCTATCATTGCAATAGGGTTTTCGATTTGTTTAATATTTTCTTTTAGTTTAATATCCGAAGTATAGTATGCAGTGATCTCATTAGAAGCACGAATTTCTCCTGCGGTACCACTAGCGCTAGCGCTCACAGGCGGTTCAGTTCCGACCCCTAAAGAGTTGAATCTAAAGTTTCCTGATGCATTGTAGGGACTGTGACTTAATGAACCAAATGATACTGCTTGAATTGACCCAGTGAGTGTGTAAAAAGAACTATCCAAATATAGTAATCCACTTATTGCTCGTGCTGTTGATCTAACTAATGTATCATTAATATAATATCGTACTGTTGTGCCATCATATGCAATTAGAAAATAATCATCAACTGTATAAGTTCCGGATACCGCGAGCGCTTGGTTGCCACTTTCATAGATGTATATTTTGCCGCCAGGAACTGCATACCAAGCATAATCAATTGATACATAACTTGCATTGTATGTTGGATCGCTATTGAGACCTACCATTATGTTACTAGTAGTGTCACCGAGTCTAAATCCACAAAATACTCTACTAGCATATCCCTCAGATGAATATACCTGTGCATCCCATGAATTGTTAAGGCCGCTGTCTTTTGTAAAAGTACCATTGGCAAAACTTCTTACTCCGCCTGTGACATTGGGAGTCCATGTATTGGTAGCAGCATGATTACTGCTATGTAGAATATCGCTCCATTTACCCCATGCGGTATCAATCCCTGCTCTTAATTGTAGTCTTGGAGGTTGAGTTGAATTTACTGCTGTAGGACTGAATAATAATTGATAGCTAGGATCGCCACTAGATGCACTAGTTGAATCATAATTTGCATATGTTATTAGTCCAGAATAATTTCCTGTTGATCCAAATGTACTCGAAGCTTTAAATTCGCTAAACAATCCATACTTATACTTGTTAGGTCCTAGATCAGCAGTACGACTACCGCTGGCGCTTCGTGGATCAGTGGGAGTAAGAAAACCAGTACCGTCTGATTGTTGTAATGCCCTTGAATAGATTGCAGTTCCGGCAGCTAAACCACTCGGATCTATCCAGGTTGGAGCAGCATCTCCGTTGCTTTTTAATATGTATCCACTGGTACCATAATTACTTGCGCCACCAAACGCAATGCCACCGTTGGCAGTAATACGCAGTCTCTCTGTAGTGTTGTCAGTTGAACTTGGAGTATCAATTTGGGTAAAAAACGCTAAATCAGTTTTCTGTACATATGCCCAACTTGCAGGAGCGGCAGCGCCGTTATAATTGGTATAACTGATAGAAACAATTTTTGAACCAATAGTATCAGTCTGTACGTCTCTCCAACCGGAAAATACCAATTGATGTCTTAGTGTTTCTTGTCCTACTCCGGTATATCCTGTTGTTGGGCCGCCGTATACGCCACCGATTCTAACTGTTTGATTAGTTGTAATGTTTCCGACCTCAAGATTATTTCTTGGACTAGTTGTTCCGATACCAAGATTACCTGGAAAATTTGTATTTCCGCTAGCATCTAATAATGATCCACGTCTTACCAATGTACCAGTTAATGGATCATTTGGTCCATATTGTGAAACATAGATCGGTTCAGCAGTTCCAGCACCTTGAGCATCATCCCCTGTAGCAATCTCCATAAACCCAGAATTACTTGCAGTTGCACCGCCGCCTACGAACCAAAAATCATTAGCGCCTACTGTACCTTGGATACCGCGCTTAGTTGTTCCGCTATCACTGAACAATATATTGCCGGTCATTGTGCCACCGGCTAATGGTAGTTTGGTAGTGTCAGTTGCACTACCTACTGTAATAGTAGCTGGATCTATCCAGGTTGGAGCAGCATCACCGTTGCTTTTTAATATATATCCGCTAGTACCGTATGCTGTTCCACTGGCGCCAAAACTTATACCACCAGCCGATGTTATACGAACCTTCTCAACAGCATTCGTTATAATTGCTAACGAACCATCGGCAGTACCGCTACCTCGCATGAAACTTAAACCTGCGGAAAAATTATTTGAACCATTTCCGTTGTACGCAACACCAAATCGTGCTGTTTCATTACCTGATGAATTTGTACCAGTATTTCCTGTAAATGCGCTTAGTTGAAAATTAGTATCTCCCTGGAATCTTGCTAAAATTACCTGTTGGGTACTAGCAGTTGAGCCAGCAATATCAAGTTTAGCAGCAGGTGATGTTGTTCCAATACCAAAATTTCCACTATTATTTAAAGTATAGTACGGTGTTGCACTAGTACTGTTAAATGCCAATGTGCCACTTGGACTTGTTATTGCAGTTGGAGATGTGTATACTGCAGGGCCTCCGCCGCCGGTTACATACAATAAGTTAAATGTTAGACTTGTATAAGCACCGGCAGCAAGATAAGCATAGACACTAATAGACCCATCAGCTTCAGTATATGCTTTAAACCCAACATTAGTAGGGCGTGCTGCACCTTGCGCACTGATTAATTGGCCTGAGAATGTGTTACGATTTGACAATACTATAGTTAGATTGCTATTATTAGTTGACCCCCAATCATCATTAGCAATTGCTTCGATTTTCAAATTATCATATGTACTAAGACTGCTAATCGGTAATGTGGCAATTTTGTAGTATTGTACACCTACATTTGAATTAACAAAACTGTAACCAACTTTAGCAGACCCTGTACCTACAGTGCTATTTGACACCCAAGTAGGAGCAGCGTCGCCATTGCTCTGTAGAATTTGACCACTTGATCCGTAGTTCGATACAGCACCAAACGCAATACCACCGTTTGATGTAATATTGAATCTAGGAGTAAATGTACCACCACCACTGGCTGTGAAACTAGTGCCGTGACCGAATTGTAGTGTACGGTTTGCACTCATAATAACATTCGGTCCAGATACACCGGCACTATCGTTATTGCCCATTAAGATATAACTTGCACCACCTGTTGTTTCGCTGCCACCACTTAAACTTAAAGTACCTGATGCTGATCCAGTCTTTACATGTAATGCATACTGCGGCGACGTTTGCCCAATACCAACATTTCCATTGTTATCAATTCTAACTTTTTCCGTAGGTGTTGCATCTGCTGTGCGTGTTGAGAACGTTAGGTTATCACCATTGGATGAATCTGAATTGTTTGGAACAGCAGATATATAAGCAACATCTTTTCGTGTGCCAACAGTGTCAGTTAATCTAAATGTAAGCCTACTGGATTTTGTTACATTAGATCCAGTATTAGAATTAGTAATTCTATGTTCTGTAGCGCCAATAGTATTTTCTTCAGTTGATAAAATTGATCCAACTGTTCCTCCACCAATACCAACATATCCAGTTGATGGATTGATAGTGAACGTGCTTGTGGTATATACTGCCTCATATGCAGCACTGGCATTATTTGTATTAACAAATGTTGGGTAGTAGGTTGCATTAGCAGTT